TGCTAAACTATTTTAATTAATCATAAACCTTAAGGGTTCATGGCGAATTAGAACTTACTAAAAACTCCATTTCATTTCCCCACGAATGGGAAAAGTCAATGGCCAAAAATTTTCGGTCCTATTCTATTAAAGACTCCATCGATGAAGAAAAATGTTTTCCGTTCTCCAAAACAACATCGTTGCGAGTCTCCCATTCATGGGCTGTGTAGAGTACACCATCTCTAATAGCGATGACTCTACGTCCGTGGGAAAGAGTAAATTGTTGAGATTCAATTTCCCTTAGACATATACTAATATCTTTAGAGTCATATTCAATATGACTTTCTAAAGCTAGTACAAATTTAGTAAACCAGATATTCTGTTTACTACCAAGAATAAAGCTCTTGGGTTCAGCTACAAATGCTTCCGCAATATAGCTATAGCGATCTTTAGGAATCCAGAGTTCATTGGGCATGATATCTACTGGATTATAAGTTCGATTATAAATCGTCCTCTCAACTGTGTGTTCATCCATCTTCATAATCACACTAATTGGGATTTCGGTTAATGCTCGTCCTGATACTGCGCTAAAGAAATCTCTAGCTGCAAGCATTAAAGTCGCCATTGTAGGATCTAAAATTTCATTTTCAACAACTGGTTTTAAAAAGTTGATGAATCGTGAAAGATCAAATCCACCACCAAATACATTTGGTGTACTGCTTGGTTGTTCTTCTGGTTTAGATTCTTTAGTGTCTTTACCACCAAATAAGTTCTTAACTAAACCTCCAAGCACATTTCTGCCGGCGTTAACAGCACCCGTTAATAGAGCGCCGCCCACTGGCTGCAAAGCAGATGATGCTATACTCAGTATATTCGCAAGTCCGAATACTGCAGTCACTGCCTGATCATTCATATCTTGTGGAACCAAAATTGAATGAATATCTCCCGCTTCAGTAGCAGGTAATCTAACTTTAATCGTATAACGACCAATACATGGTCCAAAAGTACCAGATCTCTTTGGTTGGACATGTGCGAATCGTTCAAACTTTTGAGATATAGGATTTTCAGATCCTTCACCCATAGTATCTATGATTGCTGTTAGATTAATTGGAATTGCTATAGCATCTCCAACAGGAATTGTTCCCCTAAAGACTTCAACACCAAAATCATCTTGATCTATAGTTTCATCCAGCCCTTCGGTTTCATTGGTTTCTCCTACCTCTCCAATGTCACCAGCAAGAGCTGTGATGAAATCATCAGATTCAACATGATCATCGTGTTCTCCTTTTTGGATCATTAGATTATCAATTCCTTGTTCTTCCGTATGTAGTTCTAAACAATCGAAAGTATCATCAATTAATCTCATAAAGAAACCAAATTGATTCAAATTGGCTTGTTTCTTTGGTTTAGTCGGACCTTGGAAAACAGCCGATCCTGCTTTAACCATTAAGTTAATCTGGGTATCTGCGATATCGCCAGTTCTATTAATAGCTAAAACACGATAACGAAGTTTACATTTTGCTTCATTCGTCTTTAACCATGGGTTATTTGCATAACGCACTGGCTGATTAGGAATTTCAGCAAAGTTAGATGGAATCAACTCCATTTCCTTCGTTTCACCAAAAGACACTAGCGTCCTACTACTAGCATTTAAAGAATCATAAAATTCGATAATTCCAGAAATCTGCGGTGCCCTTGGTATTGCTATTTTTACCGATACAGTCGTAATATATCCTTTTGTTCTCTCACCTGAGACCCAAATATTTCTTGTGTATGGTAAAGATAGACTTTCACCCCTCTTTCGAAAGGTATATGGATTAAACTCAAGTTCTCTCCATCGACCAATATCAACTTGACTAACAGTTATATTGATCCATTGAAACCACGTAGCGTTTTGAACACCCGTTTGGTTTTTCGCAGCTGAAGTATTCTTCTTAGGTTTCTTAGCTGGTAACGCTGCCGCTTCTACTGGCGTTGTTATGTTACCTGCTCCACCTGTTTCTCCTTCTATTTCAGCTGCTATTTCATTTGTAGCATCAGCATTAACTTCAGTTTGGTACTCAATTACATCATCTTCTTCCTCCTGCGGACGATAATAATCAATTGTATCAGGTGGAGTTATTGGTGTGAAATTTAACCCAGGAATTTCAACCTCCGACTGAACGTTAATGAGACCACTCAAATGTACATTGTGAACGCAGCAAAATGCTACCATATCCAGGGGCGTACCAACCTCTGTTAAGGTATTATCTTCTACGGTCTCAATTACAAGCGATAATCCACTCTGACCAGCTCTACCTTTGTCAAGTGGTATCACTGAAAGATCATTACTCCATGGTAAATCTAATCCAATAGGCCTTGCGCTAGCAGGTCTCCACCTCACTCCTCTAGTCTCAGTGGTTAGATCAAATTCTGGAGCATAAGCTCTCAACATGATACCAGTTCCCAAAGGAGATGGTGTCACAATGAACCATGTCGCGTCTGCTTGCACAAACTTATATAACGACATGAACTCTCTCTGTTGATGAGTCACTTTCGGGTTTAATATAATTCTACTTCCCACAGCCGGAGCTTTGAAAAGTATTGGTATAAAAGCTGAAAATGCATCACCAAGATGAGCTTTTCCAAACACATGACCTGGAAGTTTATATTTCCTTCTTTTTCTTAAAGGATAAACATCCATTGGTTTGGAGTAAGCAGGTAATGTTTTCTTAATAACTTTACCTACTTCAGAGATTACTGCGCCTATTTCGACATCAGCTCCCTCAAATACTGGATCTTCTTCCAGTTCTGATAGACCATCGCGTATACAATGGATCATATCTCTTACAACGATAGCTTGACTTTTATTGCTCATTGTTTCCTTGTGATATAGATAAGGCGTATGCCTTGACCCCAATCAGCTTCTGCTTCACCTTCGAGAAGTGGCGCAATAGCTCCATTAACATCAGGGTTTACGTTAGGATTGGCGATCCCAAATACACAAGATCGTCGTAAAGTATCACCCTGACGTAAAGTTGATACTATCCTATTAATCGGAACGAAATCTCCCGATCCAGTAACATTCAATTCATAAGCTTGAAATGTTCCACCCTGTCTAGGCCATTCAATAACATTATACTGAACACCATATCGAACAATACCACCACTAAAGCGTTCCAAATTATTAACTTGATTTCTCAAACTAGTAACTTCAGAACTAAGCGTACTGTACAACGTTGATATTTGTTGTATTAAGCCATTGAAGCTTCCAACTTCAGAGTTTAGTGTTTCCACACTTAAGTTTAAACTATCAACACTAGTTTGTAAACTTAAATTAGAACTCTTTAAAGAATTAATATCCAGAATTAAAGACTCAGTTTTATTGTCCAACTCGTTAACAGTCGTTGTGAGACGAACTATTTCCGCATTGGTATTATTCTGATAATTCTGAACAGTAACCGCTAGAGTATCTAATTGGTTCTTTAACCGACGAGTTTCCTCGGCTAACTCTGGAATTCCTTGAGCATTCAAAACATCCCAGAGAGTGGTGTTACCCTCAAATACTTCTTCTTGTAAACTACTCATATTTGAAACAATTCTTCCAATAATCACATTGCTCGTAAGACACTGCTACTATTGGTGCTATATACAATCTCAAAGGTTGAGAATTACAATTGGATAGTCTAGAACGAAAATCCTCATAATAATCCTTTCCCCATAAGTATGCTTCATATAGCTTTTCTTTAATTATTCCCTCCCACAATAACAAATCAGTCGATGACAGTTCTGTCCATGTGAAAGGAGATTCTATACTCCTCTGTAACAAAGGAGCTGTTATCTCACCATTCATTTCATGAAAAGATCTTTTAATGAATTGGAGATTATCAATAGATGTAAACGGTTGCTCAATCCCATCTTTTGATCCTGGAGTAATTTTATGACCTATCCTCGTAAGCACTTCTTTAACGGTCATATAATTGTATTGTTCTGCGAATTCATCCGAAACGGATTCTATTTTATCATCTCCAAATGATACTATAGCGACATTATCTCTAAAAGTTTCAATACTATCAATTCCTGTTGTTTTAATCCAAGAATAAAAAGATAATATATCATTCGCAATACAATTTACTATTGTTGTTAAAAATTCACCACTTTTATTTCCTCTTTCCGTCTTATAAATGGTATCATAATCAACTACAAAAGTTTCTATAGATTCAGTAGCTAAAACTTTTCTAGCTTCGTGCCATTGGTCAGGCGCTACATCATCTATGGTTTTTATTATGATATTAAACACAGTTTGCATTAGCTCTTTATGCAAGTGTTTATCATAATTCTCAAAATCACAATCAAAATAATTAGGATGTTGAGTGATTTTATCATAGATAAGACCCCAGCTCTTCGAATGAGGATTCACACCTATAGCGTGATTCGCATCTATGTATAATCTTTGGAAACTTTCTTTAAAATTTCCGAACAACGCTGAGTCAGCGATTATCTTGTCCACTGGTATTGAGTGAAAAACTCGAACTTTACCAATTGAAACAGCTTTCTTCTTGATAAGAGCATCTTTTATTTTTGAATTACTAAAAGATATAACTCTTTTCCCTTCTTTAGCTGATTTCAACTTGTAGAGAACTCGTTTCTTCAAAACCTGACCAAGTGAATTATTAAACACAATTCTATCAAGCTCCATGTGCAGATAATCACTCTTCAACATTCCTTTAGGTATATTAGCCCAAGGAATCCCTGCTGCTTTATTAATCGTCATGTTAGTAACGAAAACATTATCCCGAGCACCATTTAAGGCATTCTCTAGTAATAATTCTTCATCAGCAGGAGTTGTTTTTATATTACCTTTAAGTTTACAACTTAATTCAGAGATCATCGATTGCTCAATAATATCTAAAATGTGTTGTTCCATTTTAGGTAATTTCTTGCACATAATTGAATTTTGTGCAATTAATAATGAAGGCTTACCCTCACTATTTGTAGGAATCTCTACTATGATCCTTGAGTCATTAGCTGCTAAAGGCGATGGTTGTAACTGTTCCTCAAAACAATTAAACCATGGACTGTGCTTCCAATGTTCTATAGATCCAGAAGATACTGGTAATGTAGAACCTTTATATTTCCCAACAAATTCAACCTCTTCGCCTTGCGGCATATCAGTTGGTTTGCCTGGCAATATAAGTCTTGCCCAAGGATCTTCACTATTCGTTTCAACTCTAATCTCTCTAAGATCTTCTTTAGTTAGAATTGTACCAAACCATGAATTATTTCCTGATGCAGCGTGAAAACCAATCATTTTAGTTTCATATCTATCATTAGTCGCCATAATGTATCCACCACAGTCCCCTGGCTTGGAGAACGTAGCATTGACAATAAAACCGACTATTTCAACATATTCGCAATCACGCGAACCATCAGTGAATCTTCTGACCCTCTTTTCCTTAGATCTTGCAATAGCTGGAACCGTAATCCCAGATTTTGGAAAATCTACCATAACTGGTGTCTTATCAACAACTTTTTCCCAGTTATCATTAGAATACAGAAATTTAGTTAAATCACCGAATTTAATTTCTGTATCAGACATACGAAGAAGTGGTTTCCCCGATATCTTTCGAGCTTCCTCTGGTTTAAGAATTCTTAATATTGCTATATCCCGAACTGGATCTTTATATTCAGTAATTGCAATATTATAGTTTTTAAGACTTGTAGTAGGTGATGAAGTTTTGTAAAATCGTATTAAACTTCCAACTTCTACAACATGTCCATTTGTAACTATAGAGTTCTTATGACCAAATCCAAAACTCTTATTTTGGAACGATTCAGTATCAATATGATCAATTGAGCATGTAGCTAATTGAACTTGATGATTTTCTTTGATACTAGTTCCAATAGCAATTGCATTTTGCATTGCTTCAGTGTGAACAATTTCAGATATTGACGCTGGATCATTGTCTATTTTATCTTTATTGAAATTATCCGCATACTTTCTACAAACAGCTATGTTTGCTTTCGTAATATGATTTAAACGGCCTTCCTTACCTGCTCGCAGACCGAAAATAATCAAATCACAAATTGTTTCCTGTTCATTGAAAGTTATAGCAAAGTCGATGAAAAACTCTACTATATTTAGCGCTTCATATCCTTTTAGAATGGTTTCAATCTCCTTTCGGATATCTTCTCCTTTACATTCCAAATGAATACAAACCGTCTTCTTATCATCCGATAACGGATGTGGTTTTTGTCCATACCATTTTATTCTATTCTCTTTAATTTTGATTTCAGTTTCAGATGAATAGATATTAATTAGTGAACAATTTCCAGTACATTGATAAATAGATCCAACATAAGTTTCTTCTTCATCATCAATGTATTCTTCAATTATATCAATAAAATCTGCCGTGTACAAATTATTACTTTGTTTATCATGATAGAAATCAAACGACTCACCCATTATTTCAGTCGTCGTATAGGTTCCACAATCTTCACATCGTAATTTACCTGTTTCTCGGCGAATTTTCTTGATAGAGCGTCTCTGTTTCTTTTGTTTCTTACGATAACGCTCTCTTTCATATTCTCCTTCAGTTTTATTCTCTTCTTCTTCCTTTGGAATAAAACTCATTATTAATTTATATAACATATAAAGTAACATAGAGAATAGTGATAGGATAGTAGCATGTAACGCTACATCTCCTACTATAGAAGCAAAATTCTGGATAAGATCGGTAGTTTCAATACCTAAAAGCTCACACACTTTCATTACTAAAGAAACCGTAACTTCTTTAATAATTTTAAGTGCTTCTTCAAGAGTTTTATAAGCATTTTCAACTTTACGTCTCATCCAGTATTCTGTTCTCAACCAAGGATTATAACGGATATACCATCTTTGATTAGCTGCATCTTCAACCATCGCATTCCATACTGGAAAAGCAGAGTATATTGCTTGATGTTGGAAAAATCCAGTAATCGCTGTAGTTGGCATAAAGTACATCCCTGTAGTAGCTACCGCGTATCGAACAACACTCCTTCTAGCATGCGCATCATTCCAAATATTATATAAATATTCTTTAGCTCTTATTTGCACACGCTTATAAAAAGGTGCCATTCTTCTGATAACTTCTAAGCGAAATTCTTCGCTTGCACCGAACAAATATTGTCCTTGCATTAGACTTGGTCCCCAGATATATTCTGTTTCATATGTATCAACCACTCGCATGGTTGGTATCACATGCATTCGCATTTGATCGTCAACACGAAGATCCCAAATCGCCATAGCTCTAAGAAAATCAGCAGGTGGCATGTCACGATATTCGTGATAAACCATTTTTAATGTCATACCATCGCTTTTTCTTTGAAGCCTCCATATCCATGGACCTAAACCTCGGATATCAGTAACAAGTGGTTCGTTGTAAGCTTTTAAAATACTTTCACCAATTGCTTTATTTATTTTCCATTGAGTGTTAGCTCGTGTGTCCCGAATTTGAGCCATAGGAACACGTTGAAACACTCCTGGTAATCTCTGCCAATCTCTATCGACATCATCATCGCTAGTAGCACTATCATACGTTATCGATGTACACGTATCTGATGCATCTTCAGCAGCAAGAAATTCATCTTCGTCAGATGAAATTTCCTCATTCTCTTCTTCCTCAGAGATAGAAGATAAACTCTTCTCTACTATTTCTTCTTCATCCTCACAATCGGAAAATGGTGATTCTGCATCGCCATTAACCTTGTTAGGATCGAATAGTATTACATCATCATCATCTTCATCACTACTACTTTGATGATGAATAATATCAGAATTCAAAATTCTATTGCATTTTTCATTGTTGTTAAATATAGATAACGCAATGAGCTCTGCAATTTCTTTGAATTCTATTGCCCTCGTTTTCTTTGATTTGATCTCAGACATTCGTCCAATCTCAAATTGCATATGCGAGAAGCTAGGATCATACTCGGAATTACCAGTTGGTAATTTGTGCCCTTTCTTTAATCCTGCCACAATAGTTATAGGAAATCTATTGTGGAGTGCTGATATATCAGAGATGGTAGTACTCTTATCAGGTATGACATTACATGTAACTAAACACATTAAGGAATTAAAAGGTTTCCCTTTCTCTTCTTCTCTTGCCATAACCATCCCGATAGGCTGATTACTGATAAAGTTAATCCACATTGGATGATCAGTATGATCTTTCTTTTGGAAAGCATCATCCATATATGTGATCTCTTGACCGTTATAACCAGTATCGAAATCATCTCTGAATTGAGCAAACCATGTTTGCCAATCATCAGCTATTCCTAAGGATTCGAAGTATTTTTCGGAAACTTCTTTCTTAACAGCGTTTATTAGGGCTGTTACTAAAGTTGATTTTCCTATACCACTTACTCCTTGAATGCACACACCTACTGGTGTAGGGCGCATTTTTTGACTTTGAATTATTTTAGCCTGAACTAAAATTTTGAGCGCCAAGGATATTAAAGAAGACGCTTCTGTAAAAACAGCATTATTTTTCAAACTAGGTTGATTTACTGTTTTTATTAAGGCGTTGAGTTCTTTTACCTTATTTTCAAAATTCTGTAGTCTTTTACGACCTTCAGGTTTGTTTAATTCATGTCCAGCTATAGCCATCAATTTGGTGAAGTATTCAAAATCTTCACGAATGTCAACTAAAAGCTGTGAAATCTCTAAGAGTTTCTCATGGTTCTTTGGTTGTACTATACCAGATGTTTCAAAAACTGTTCTAATTTGCTCTTGAATTATCTTGATATTAGTAATATTACGCGCTTGTTTCTGCAAAAACGCGTCCATGGAAACTCCAGAAATTTCTTGGCCTGTTAAAGCCGTTACTGTACCTATTAAAGGTATACAGTCTTCAAGTGTTTCCACTCGAATAGCATTTTCAGCGATCTGAGCTGCTTTTGATGTGATAACATTAACTATCGGTATTTCTATTCCTAAGAACGAACCTACCTTAACTAATTCAGCTACCACAGTTTTAGTACTAGGGTCTTGCATAGCACTATAAAAGCATGCCGAGATACCTGTAAAATGATCACCAAATCGTATAGCCACTGATCTTAAATTAAAACCAGCTGTATTGACTGTAGCGATTTCGTGTAATCCTTCTTTGACACCTCTAAAGAAAGATTTACTAACCTCCTTAATATTCGGTAGTATGACATATCGAACTAATAGTGTCGATGTGATTGAATAAAGAACTATATCAAATTTAAATCCATATCCAAATGCTGCTGAGATACATCCCAACAACAAAGTTATAAAATTTATAACTAAATATTTATGATTTTTGATAAATTCGTAATTCATTTTGCGGTTGGTGTGAGTTGATACCATTCTTGAGGAATAGTTACTCCAACCGGCCTGTAAGCATGTGCTGCTTTTCTCCACACCTTTAATGCTTTGTGTAGTGATGAATATGTTTTATTAGCCTCAATTTGTTTCCAAATTTCTCTAGGGTTACATAAAAACACATTTATTGCTTTGGATTTTAAACTCCATCGAGTTCTCAAAGTATAAACCTCATTTTGTAGATTTCTGTAATATTCTTTACGAATAACACTATCCAGTTTTTCTGGGGTTCTTAGATTTTGATTCTTTAATAGAATCCATCTCGATGGAAGAATCCCTGGAGGACAATCCTTATTACGAGCAGCATTAGCTCGTTGAGTAGGTGTGAAAACTATCAAAGAAGAAGATTTAGATAATTTTTGCGTTTTAGGTACTTCAGAGAAAGTTTGATCGCTTGGAACCAAATTCTCTGCTAAAGTACTAGAAAATGCTTTATTATTTTCAACCTTACTTTGAGGTAATTCACGCTTACCTTGATTAGTAACTTTCTTTTGATCTTGAGGAGTCAAAGTTACTAAATTGCTAAGCACTTGCATAGCTTCTTTAGATGTTGGTTTATTAGAAACTGTTAATTTCTTATTAATACCATCATCAGTGAATTTAGAAATCGGTCCACTAACATCAGATTTTGA